AATCAGATAATTCAATTCTTTTTACCGATCACTTTTAACCTAACTTTTCCGGCGTTCAGCTAGTCGATTCTCGGGGTTCGAATGACCCGCATTCAACGCTCTTGGCCAGAAGGACCCAAAGGGGTTGGCAGGTGATCACACAGGCTGTCAGCCAGCCCCTCAGATCCAGCCGCAGCACGCCGCACACGCGGCGAATATTAGTCGAACTTCTTAGCAAGTAACTCATCAATAGCCTTTGCAATCTCATCAGTGAAGGCCACTTCACCAGCCCGCAGAGCAACACCATGCCAGTCAAGCCGTTGCGAATAGTTAGGTCGTTGAATGAATGTAAGGATCAGCGTAGGACGCCGCCCAACGCGCTGCCACACGCCAGGCTGTAGCGGGTTACTCGTACCAGGACGAATAACAAAGAACTCCGTAGGCTTGCCCTGACGGCGGTTCTGATGCACATCGCGCTGCACACGTAGACCGGACAGCACTTGCTGCAATTGCCCCCGGTTAATATTCCCGTATTTATCCCGCTTTGCGCCGGGGCCAGGGGCAACCTGCCAGCCGCTCGGCAGATAACCACCAGCCCTCAATGCACCTTCAGAGCGCTTATATTGGCGCTCTCCCCCTTCAATCTGCGGCGTTAGCGTAGTTGGCGCAGGTGTACCGCCCCACTCCCGAGCATAAACAACAGCTTTGGGATTGTTTTTTTTAGCGGCCAGAATATATGTTGAGTTCAAAATCCACGGCGTCGGGTTGTCGAACATACGGCCGATTTCATCCTTCAGTGCCATCTGCGCCGCCTTAGCTGTTCTGGTTGCCGTAAGTGCCATCGCAAACGGTATTTCATGTTCTTCCAGGCGTATGAGCTGGCGCTGAATGACCTGAGCGTCAAAATCCAACTTAACTTCAATATTGTCAGCCACCAGCTCCCCCTGCTTAATCATATGGTCCACGAAGTACAGACGCCTTTTAGCACTCACGGCCTGAGGCTCATGTTATCTTTGAGGATGTCGAGTACATCCGTCTGGTCTATCTTAACGAGACGATTCAGGATGTATGTCGCATTTATGCCAATCAGATCATTGCGTTGCGCTTTGAGTTCAGCAATTCTGGATTGGATGTCAGGTTTTGACATGTTTTCGGACGCGGTACGGTTAGCTGTCTTTGCGCTGTACCCCGCCCGAATATCCGCTTGCGTGGCGTTTAAATCGATGAGGTACTCGCGACAGAACGTCTCTTGTTTGCGGTGAGTGACATTTTTTTATTGCCCGAAGAGTTTTTATGACTATCTATTACACAGTAGACCGTGCTGGTCATCATGGTATGCCAAACCCACTTTCCGCTGGCTTAGTGATTACAGCATCGGAGAGCTTCAACCATTTGCCTCCCAATATTGCTACACATCTGTCAGCATTGCTTCCAGGTGATTATTCTCGTCATGGGAAGCAATATTTGATTGACAACATTGCCATGACTAATCACGCAGGACATCCAATGGAGATAATACTCGAGTTGATTAGACAAAGAGATTATCCAACCAAGCCATCAAGGTTACAGTCTGCCTTTGGTTGCTTATCCTTATCAGATGCAGATTCTTTCAGAAAGCTAGACAACAGATTTTCCAGCGCTCCTATTTTTGAGATTTCGCCATTAAATCAGCAAGCTCATGTTGCTGATATGCACTTGTTGAGTATCGCTTGCCCAGCTCATGAATATCTCAATAAATGTCATCTTTATTGGCGGGGATTGCCTGGGCAAAACCCTTTTTGGGAGGCAGTTATTCCATTACCTGCAACAGTAGGAAATCAAGTGGCTTGAAAGAGAACGGGCTAGGGATGCTTTTCAATAGACTCGCAGTCCGGTTTTGCCATGATTATGTTCCCTGTAATTAACCATTATCGCAGTCTTTCACGAAGGGCTGCTGTAATGCCTGATCTCACCTACTGCGTAACCGTATTATCAGTACCACTACCGAGGATATCAGTCAACGCGGTATCGACAGCGGTGTCAATCTGCTGATCCAGAGTGGATTTAATCTGCGTTTTAACTGCGATGGTAACAACGTCTGATTTGAGGACGTTTTTCACCATGTCGTCGATGACGATATCTTTCATATCCGGCACTTCTCTTTGCTCCGTATGGACGAGGCTTTTCAGCCACTGGGTTATTTTCATGAGGTGTGCCAGTTTTTAACGTCTGGTTACGCTGCGTTGATACATGAGATCTTTTTCTTGAGTACCATGGTATGTGACATACGTCCGTATATCCCCTTATAGGACATTTTGTGCTCTTTATGACACCCCGCAAGCCGGAACCGTAACCGTCCTGCGGGAATTTTTTATTTGCACTGCGTCCGGATGTACTCCTGCAAATACTTCAGTTTTTCCTGATCGCTGATGATTCCGGCGCGGATATCGAGAACGTTTTGTCCAGCAACTGGAGAGAGTTCGACGGTGGCAGCATTGCCCACGCGGCGGGTACTGGCGGTTTTGGTTGTGGTTGGCACTGTACAGCATCCTTCGACACGCACCCGGCCACCAGCAGCAAGACGGCGCTGCAAATCAGTATTCCTGTTTTGTGCATCAGCTAGTTCCTTTGTGTATTTTGCATCGAGGGCGGCAACGTCACGCTGGCGCTTCGTCATGTCGGTAATTGTCTCGTTCGCCAGCTTCAGGTTGTGAGTAGCAGTATCACGCTGGTACTTGTAAATGATAGCGTTATTGCGGTAGTGGTTTGCCAGCCGACCGGCAACAATTAGCGAGACGAGCAACAGGCCAAGAAACATCGTTTTCCAGTTAAACATCATGACAGGAACAGAGCACGCTCCGCCTCACGCCGACGGGTAAGCCCGTTCAGTACTTTGCCACCAGCCTTATTCCAGCGCAGGAACTCATCAGCGGCGCCAGCGTAATCACCAGCGTTTAGCTTCCGCAGCAGAGTTGATGGGGATAATGTCCGGGCGCCGAGGTTGTACGCGAACGACACCAGCGCATCAAACTGGCCTTGCGTCAACTTGACCTTAACCAGTTTGGACACATCATTTTCATAACCGACTAAACCAGTTTTAAGCAAACGCTCGGCAGTAGCCTCGTCAATCATCATTCCGGGCTTAACTGGCTTACCGTCAACAGAGTGGGTCCAGCCATAACCAATCGTCCAGGGATCTCCCCCCGTTCCCGAGTCCGGATAAGCTGTCAGGCTACAACCTTCAAACTCTTTGATTAGGGTAATGCCTTTTTCACTGATTCTCATCATTAACCCCTGCACGTTTTTTGAGTGCGCTAATTGCGATTTCGCGCAACTTGTCCACACCGACAAAGCCAATAATTCCGCCAACAAAAGGCGAAATGGAAACCGGCAGGCCTACCACATCAAGCGCACTGGTGACACATAAGGAAAGAGCGCCACACAGGACGCCCTCAAGCCATTTATTTTTACGGGTGGCGCCGTCGTATATCAGTCGGCCGTAGGCAATGAGTCCGGCCATTAACGCCCCGAGTATCTGGGGCCATGCATTTTTAAGCCCGGCCAAAACCGCAGCCCAGAATTCAGGGGTCTTGTCATTCATTTTCATAAGCCTCACCTCCGATGATTTCGGATGGTAACTAGAGTGAGTGAAATGGTTGGGTTACAGGGTTTAATATCTTGTAAAACAGGATTGCCTGTGGTTGCAGAATCTGAAAGTAAAATCACGCAGAGTACAATTTTAATGAAGGTGAGGCACAAATACTGCAAATTTAGCTTTTAGCTTAATTGATTGCGTGCTGAGTGAATTCTGTTTGACAAAAACATGCTATTTATAGAATGTTAATTCCATGTAATAAAAAGGATGTGTAACTCATCATGCCAACGGGAATTAAACCAATATTTATCAATAATATGATGTCAACATATGGATTATCCCATCCTCATGACAGCAAGGTATTTCCAGACCTTCCAGAACACCAAGATAATCCTTCGCAATTACGCCTCCAACATGATGGTCTTGCTACCGATGATAAAGCCAGGCTGGAACCAATGTGTCTTGCTGAATACCTTATCTCTGGACCAGGAGGAATGGACCCTGATATCGAAATTGATGATGATACCTATGATGAATGCCGTGAGGTGCTATCACGCATACTTGAAGATGCATACACTCAAAGCGGGACATTCCGCAGACTGATGAATTATGCCTACGACCAGGAATTGCATGATGTAGAACAACGCTGGTTGCTGGGAGCCGGAGAAAACTTTGGTACTACCGTAACTGATGAGGACCTGGAGAGTTCAGAAGGCAGAAAAGTGATTGCCCTCAACCTGGATGATACAGACGATGATTCAATACCAGAGTACTATGAAAGTAATGATGGCCCACAACAATTTGATACAACACGCTCATTTATTCACGAAGTTGTACACGCGTTGACTCACCTTCAGGACAAAGAAGACAGTAATCCAAGAGGCCCGGTAGTCGAGTATACCAATATCATTTTAAAAGAGATGGGTCACACATCACCACCAAGAATCGCCTACGAATTTAGTAATTGACACTCATCAAAAAATGCAAAATCCCACGATGCTACAACACAGTAACCAGTTCAGGTCTGAGCTAATACAGGTCAGCAGTCCATAGACACTGGCTCCTGTCAGGATGCCACCTGCTAACCCAGTACCAGAAATCGATTCGGACATTCATCCCCCTCTGGTTGTGTGGGGCCTCTCAGTTATGAGGGGAAATAATAAATATCCTCCGGCTATGCCGGAGGATATTTATT